GTTGGAGTCAACTGTTGGTGGAGCAGCTTACAACGGTACTGTTCCTGGTATCTCGTTGCAGGCCAACCGCTGCGCGTATGACACCTATGATATCAACGTCAGTTCTATCGACGCGATCATCATGGCTGGTTTCACGGGTCACGGCCTAGCCCAAGTTGGTGGGAACGCCTATGAGATTAAGGTGACTTCTCCCTCCAACATCGGCGTTACGACCTAATAGCAGCACCTAACAGGAGAGATAAGATGCCAGTTGGAACCGTTAGTCAAGAACCCGTCCGGCGTGAGCTTAAGTCGCTTCCACCGGACGGGTTCGTCACTTTAAGGCAGTTGCCTTATTGGGACGTTCTCGAAAGGCGCGATCAGGGTAGTCAGGCTGTAATGGAGCAGCGCAAGAAGGAAGTTGGTAAGAAGCGTACCGACGACGATACGCGAATGGTGATTGAGACATACCAAACGTGGGAGCGGCACTACACGTTCAAGAACTGTATCGTGGATCACAATATCACTGATCCAAATGGTGTGTTGTTGGACTTCACTAAGCCTCAGACTCTGCGTATGCTCGCACCTAATGTTGGTGTTGAGATTGAGCGTTTAATCGACGAACTGAACGCAGAGGATGAAGCTGATGAAGAGCTTTTTCCGAGTGCTGCTACTTCCTCCTCACCAACAGAGGCGGCGGAGACACAAGTACCCGAGCTACAGCCGTCACCGAGGCTTACTCAAGCGACTTAATGAGGGAGTGCGTACTGTGGTTGAAGATAACCCGTCTGTGCAGAGAGTTTCATGTCCTACCGGAACCGGGCGGGTTACTTCAACAACAGAAGCGCACAGTAATGCGTCTTGAAGCTGTGTTAAATGCTATGTCTCGCGTTGAGGAACTTGAATTGACTAGAGCAAGGAACAACAAGTAATGGCGCGAATGTATGAGATGAACCTCATCATTCGGTTGCAAGACCGTGCTTCTGCACGTATGCGTCGCATCAGCGGCGATATGAGTGCTATGGCTCGCCATGCTCAAGCACAGAACAAGCTAGAGAAGATGCGCGTAGACGTGCAGAAAGCACAGGTCAAGCAGGGGGCCGCGCTTAACGCAATTCGCTCGATAGAGGCTAAGGATGGTGCTACTAGGTTAAAGAACCTAGCTGCTGAGTCGTCACTAACATCTCAAATTGCGCGAGCGGAAGCCTCGATGAACAAGTCTCGCAAGGTGCGGGGCCAAGTAGTCCAACGTGCTATACCTCATCAAACGCGAGAGAAGTTTATCCGCTTAGAGACAGCTTTAGAGCGTGAGCAATTCATCAAGAGTAAGAGTTACAACGCTTCTGAACGTGCGGCATTGTATCAGTATCATGCTCTCCGCATGAGACAGCTAGGTCTGGAAGTAAACATAACAGAAGAGCTAGCTGCACAGAACAGGATCGTACAAGGTTCTATCGCGGAACAGAAGTTACTCAATGCAGAGATTCAACGTCGTGCTGCATTAGAGCTTGAATCGAATGCTGCGGCTAATCGCTACAGAGCGGGTAGAACTGCTGCACACGCTGGCTCATTAGCGTTTATGGGTGGTGCTGTCACTGTGGGGGCTTCTGCGTTAGCAGCCGGCGAATTTGCACAATTCGATGTTAGAGCTACTAAGGCTGCTACGCAGTTAGGTAGTACCAACCTTCGTATCGGTCCTGCTATCGCGCAGACTAAGGCACTAACAGTCGATCTAGAGAAGCGTATTCTTGGCTTGTCTAAAGCGTGGCCTGCTACTGCAAAAGAAATCAGCGACTCAGCATACAACGTTTTCTCATCTATGGACTTAGGTAATACTGCTGCTGAACGGCTAAGCAACGGTATGAAGGTACTGAAAGAGGCCAACAAAGCAGCCGTCGGTGGTCAGGTTGATCTTAAGACCGCCACAGATACACTCATCACAGTATTCAACGACTTCGATCCTAACCTGGGTAACATCAATAAGAACATGGCGCAGTTGTTTGCGACTGTTCGTTTCATGCGTGGTGGCTTCGATGAGTTGAGCGCGGGTATGAACAAATTGGCGCCTGCGGCTCGTACAGCAGAACAGTCATTGTTAGAGACTGGTGCTGCATTCTCGGTTATCACGCAAGCGATCCCTTCTGCTGCACAGGCATCCACAGCAGAAGCTCGTCTAATGGACTTGTTCGGATCGAAGCAGTTTATCGACGGTATGAAGCGAGCCGGTGCTGCTATCACAAAGACTGGTAGAGATGGACAACAGCATCTTCTGCCGCTATTCAAGATTCTAGATCAGATCGTGAAGGTCGCACCCGAACTACAGGGTGGTGGACCTAAGCTCAATCAGTTCGTCAAAGAGATAACGCAGTTTGGCAGCGCAACTGGTAAGGGCGGATCAAAGGGCTTAATCCAGATGCAGCGCGCTTTGGCGGTACTGATTACTGAGCATGAGAAGCATCGTCATATTCTAAAGCTCTCTAAGCAGGACGCAGCTGAGTACGAGAAGTCTGTTGCCGCATTAAAGGATACGCCTGATATCAAGATGAAGATTGCTGTTAACAATCTTCGTGTGGCATGGATACAGTTCGGTCAGTCTGCTATCCCTGTACTCATCACATTGATGGGTGCTGTCAAGTCTGCTGTGGATGCGTTTAACAGATTGCCTGAGGGTACGCGCAGAATGATCGGTGTCCTCATTGTAGTCACTGGTCTTATGGCTACGTTCGGCGGTCTACTGCTTTCAGCATTCGGCGGTATTGCTATGGTAATGGCGACACGACGGCTCAGCAGGCTAGCTGGATCGTTAGAAGCGGTTAGTGAAGCACAGGGTGGTGTTGTAGCTACCGCTGGAAAGACTAGTAGCGGTATTCTTGCTTACGGTAAGAGCGCACTTAAGGCTGCTGGTTGGCTGGGAGTGCTGATCTTAGGGTTTGAGACTCTTAAGGGTGTAGGCGACGAATTCACTAAGCAGAAGGTTGAAGGTAGTTGGTGGCAGAAGGGTCTACGTGGTTGGGCCTCTCAATTCAAGACCGCTAGCGGTTTCTTAGCTGACTTCGTTGGTCAGGGCGATCAAGTCCGTAGTATGTATGATGACTTCTTCAAGAAGTTCCCTGGTCTATTCGGCAAGGCTGTAAAGAAAGCCAATCAGAGTAAATTGGACCTTGCTGATGATACCACCACAAAAAAGAATCTCAAGAATACTGGTAAGAGCAGACTCGATCAGATTATCAAGATTAATGCTGCTAATCAAGCGTCAGAGAAAGCGGCAGCTAAGGCGAGAAAGGCATACGAGAAGTCTGTCGCTGATTGGGTTAAGCGGTTAGAGAAGGAAAAGACTCGCGCACGACAAGAGGCTCTCAAACAGCAGCAGAGTGATGTGAAAGATGCTGCTAAGAATATGTTAGCTAAGTACCGCGAGCTAGAAGATGCGAACAAGGCCGCTATCGGTCCACTACTCGGTGGGCCTATTAGTACTGGACCTATCCTCGGTGCATTCAAAGAGATTAACGACACGTTGTTGGGTCTTGGTATCAAGCCTATCAAGGTGCCGTTGCAATTCATCATGCAGGACGCGCAGAGTCAGCTTGCTAACTTCGATATGTGGCGAGGCGCACTTAGTAAGTTGGCAAAGAAGATACCGCCTGAGATGCTTACAGAGCTACGTGCTGCTGGTATTGAGAAGCTGCCTGAGATACTGTCTCTCGCTGGCGCTCCTAGCAAGTTCTTAGCGAGTTACGTCAAGGTCTGGAAAGACACCAAGTCAGCTAGAGATGCAGCCACGAAGCAGGACTTCGCTTCTACACTTAAGCTGTGGAATAGCTACGGTAAGGACGTAGCGTGGCAGATCGTTAACGGTATGGTTGATAGTGGTGCTGAGGCCAAGTTAATGGCTGGTTTCAGCAAGACTATCACTACCACGTTTGCTGGTCAGCTTACTGAGAATATGAACAAGGCGGTAGATGAGGCTGTTAAGAACTGGCTGGCACTTAATCCTAAGCCGACATTTAAGAAGCCGAAGGTTACTCGTCCTCTGACTCCTAAAGAGCTTAGCACCCTAGAAGATTCTAAAGCAGCCGCAGCCAAAGCAGCTGCTCCACCTGCTTATCGTCGTCCAGACCAGGGTTTGGTTAGTACGACTGATAGGTCTAACATGACTAGGGCTGCAAAGATCAATCAAGCTAATGCAGGCTCTAGTGTCGCAGATCAGTACTTCGATACTGGTGAGAAATTCACACTGGCTCAGGACGTGCCTGCTGGTGCAAAGATTAAGTCCGGTCATGGTGGCAAGCGTTGGTGGTGGAATGCATTTAGATGGATTCCGATTCTCACTAAGGCACCTGATGACTCGTACAAGTCTGGCAAGTTCCAGTATGCAAGTGGTGGCCCTGTTAAGGGTACTGGTACTGGTGACACTGTACCGGCTATGCTCACTCCTGATGAAGTCGTACTTAACAAGCGACATATCAAGAATGCGTCTAAGCTGCTAGGCACCTCTAACACCCCACAGGCTGTATTCGATAAGGTCGATAGAGTGCAGCACTTTGCGGAGGGTGGTGTCGTAAAGAGCAACTATAAGTTTAGGGGCGTTCCAAAGACATTCACTTCGCGCAAGAGCGCACTCTCGTTCTTGAGCCACTCTCCTGGCTATGTAGCTCGTCAGGGTAATTACCTTAGTAGGTTCT